AAGGGTCGCCATTATCGCCTTACCCGCACGCCAAAAGAGCGGGCCGGTACATCGTGGATCACATCTGCAAGACCTATGATGTGAGTGCCAAAACAGCCGAACATTATGTCGAGGACTGGCAGCTGAATGGCATGATGAGGACCGAGGAAACGCGCAAAGGCGGACCCAAAGGGTTGCACGTTTTAGAGCATTTTGTGGCGGCGGAATGAGCACGGCACTAGGCACGGAATGAGCACGGAAATGAGCAATTTCATGGACAATAGGAGCGTCAGAATGAGCAATTTCACTCCCATAAAAAGGGCCGGAACGGCCATGCCATTCGCAATAAGCTCTCAGAAAAGGGCCAAAACGAACCAAATAGGTTTGCGGAAGCAATGCGGAAGGGTGCGGAAGCCTGCGGAAGCAATGCGCGGAAGCAATGCGGAAGGGTGCGGAAGCCTGCGGAAGCACGGTTTTCTGCGGGTTACAGCTGTTTTTGGGCAAAACCCCGCAAACCCGCAGAAAACAGCCATTCGCAATAGCGCGGAAGCAACTCTCCCCCTTAGGGGGGAAACCCCCCGCTTTGCGGCGGGGGTTCTCACCCCGTGCGGTGGAGGAGCGGCGACATGAAGGGTGCACCAAAAACGAAGTCGACAATCTTCGAAGAGTGCTGCGCGATCCTCGCCAGCGTTGATGAGGTCGCAAAGCAGCTCGAAGACAAATGGGGCTGGGGGAGACTGCCCACGCTCGTCGAACCTAAATGGGCGGCGAAGCTCGTTCGTGCGCGTCATGCTTTCAACGATGCGCAAAAGGAATGGGATGTCGACCTCGCGCAGCGAAAAGGCGATGCGCTCATTCGGGGCTACCGAAAGCTCGACCAACTCGCGACAGAGGCAGGGCATAAACCCGCCCCGCCAGAGCAATGGGAATTTGAAGGACCGGACGGACCGGTTATTCTCGTGAAAGACCGGCGCGATGTCGGACGGGCCGAACGTCACGGGCGGCAATGCCAGGTGTGGGCGCTCGACGAGATCGAAGGAATAATTTCGAAAACCCCAAAAGTAATTGAACGCGCCAAGTCGCACTTCATGGGCGCGGTTGTCGAAAGCATCCGTCCCGGTTCGAAGTCAAAGGATCCGCTGGACGATCCGATTGCGGACATTTTCGCATGAACCAGCACAACCGCCACCAACCGCCACCAACCGAGCATAGAGGGAGAATGAAGATGGACTGGAAACCGATTGCAGCACTATTGCTTTTGGCGGGGTGTACATACTCCACGGGCCTTGACGAATACAATTGCACCGAACTGGCTACCGGTCGAGTTTATTCTGCGCAGGCGTGGACCACAGAAGATTACAGGATCGTCCGGTATGAGTTCATTGACGACAATGGATTGGTTCACCCGATTACGGGTGAAGACAGCGACCAGTGGCGCTGTGTCCCCACACCCCCGGAGCAAGCCCAATGACTAAAACACCAGAAGAGATAGCGGCGGGGCTTACGCCGATGGAAATGATGGCCGTGGATTTTCTCGCCCGGTGCGGCGGCGACGAAATTGGAGTTATCGAAACCGAAGAGCAAATGGCGGCGGGCCTAATCTACGCGCAACTGGCTGGGCAAGGGCTTGTCGAAGTTCCAGCGTTTCCAGTGACACGCCTAACACCCCTCGGCAAATCCGTCCGCACCATAATCGAAAAGGAACAGAGCAAATGACCATGCGCGAACGGATAGCGAGGGCGATATGCTGTCCAGACGGCTGCAAGGCTACGGAGAAAGCGCCCTGTAGGTCGTTCATCTACGAATTTAAAGCAGACGCAGCCCTCAAGGCAATGACCCAGGAGGATCTAGAGGATCTCTTGATAGGAAAAAAGTTCGATGCTCGCACAACCCGAGACGGCACCAGCGAGTGCATTCTCTGGACCGGCCCCGTAGATAAGAGGGACGGTTACGGGCATTTTTATGCCGGTAGAGGTAGTACAAAGGGTGCGCATCAGTACGCCTATCAACGCGAGTACGGACCTATCGGTGACGGGCTTGTCGTTGACCATGTTTGCCGCAATCGACGTTGCGTGAACCCAAAGCATCTTCGGGCTGTGACAAATGCTGAAAACGTACTTTGCGGAGAAGGTGTGACGGCGAAAAACGCGGCTAAAACTTCATGCCCAAAAGGACACCCGCTAAGCGGTGAAAACCTTTATGTCACACCAGTTGGAGGTCGGGATTGCCGAGAGTGCCGCAGGGTGGCGAGTAGAAACTATAAGGCTCGAAAACGGCAAGCCATGATAACCGCAGCCCAAGGAGACACACAGGATGGCTAAGGCAAATCGAGCACCGATGAACGAAACGGCTTTGCAGCGCAGCTCCCGCATCGCAAAAGAACGTCACGAAATGCTCACAGCGTCCGAACCGCTGGTGACGCCGGAAGCGCACAACCACAACCAGTATGACACGCGGCCACGCGCCATGCCGGGAGGAGGGAAGAGGGAGGCGACAGTCAACATCACATCGTCAGCCGTCAATCGTTGGCTGGCAGATGAAGACGAACGCGCCGAGCGGGCATTGGAAGATGGCGAGCCTTTCAACCGCCTGTTTTTCGCAGAGGCTATCCGGGCAATCGAGCATTGCGAGAAGAAATGGGCCATAATCGACGGTAAATGCGCGTCAGAGGCCAAAAGCCCCATCTCAGGCAACCTATGGCTAGGTGAGGCCGAACAGGACGCCAGGGACGTTCTGAGGCGCTATGAGCTTATGTTCAAGAACACGCCGCAACTCTGGTGGGTATTTGAAGACGTGGTTCGCTATGACGAGCCAGCGGGCCGGGCAGGATCGCACATGGCGCACAACAGTAGATCAGCTATCGACGCCGCTCGAATTGCCACGGCTTCGGTTGCTGGTTGGATTGCGGAAAAAAGAGGTTGACTAGTGCGCACGGATATGATACCCGGAGACCATATCTAGAAATGCGCCTAGCGCACACAGGCTGCTCGGAAACGGGTGGCCTTTTTTGATTCCCGCCCGCATCCGTCGCAACTCACACAAAGCCTATACTGGCATGAACGCTCGGCTCTGCGGCGCGGGTAACTTATCGGGGGGCGTCCATTGTGACTGACGAGCCTTATCCGAAAGACAGTAAAGGCCGATTCTTATCGGGGAATATCGGCGGCGGAAGACCGAAGGGCGCGCGCAACCAACTGAGTGAAGACTTCCTCAAGAAGCTACAGCAGGACTTCAGGGAACATGGCCAGACGGCAATCGAACGTTGCCGCGATGAAAAGCCAGAAGCCTACGTGAAGATGATTGCATCGCTGCTGCCCAAAGAGGCCGTGATAACGCACCGCAACGAGTTTGAGGATATGGGAGAGGAGGAACTGGTTGCCAGACTCCGCCAACTCCAATCTGACATCGCTCCGTTCCTCGGCGGCGGAGCTGCAAGCGATAGAATCGCAATTGAGGATCATACGGGCAAGGGAAAAGCTTCTAGCGTTTACTGAGTATTGCAATCCGCTTTACCAGTCCGCGAACCATCACAGGCTGATTTGCGAGAAACTGGAACAGGTAGAGCGTGGCGAGATCGACCGGCTGATGATATTCATGCCGCCAAGGCACGGCAAAAGCGAACTGGCGTCAAAGCAGTTTCCGTCTTGGTTTCTAGGGCGTAATCCTGAAAAGCAGGTTATCACGGCGAGCTATGCAAGCGAGTTGGCTAGTGCGTTTGGGCGCGATGTTCGCAACGCGATAGCCTCAGAGGCGTTCAGAGAGGTTTTCAGCGGGGTTTCATTATCCCCGGACAGTGAGGCCAAGAACCGCTTCAATACGAACTGCAACGGCGTTTACGTGGCCGCTGGGGTGGGTGCCGGAATTACCGGCAAGGGCGCGCATCTCGCGTTGATTGACGACCCGTTCAAGGATCGGCAGGAGGCGGACAGCGAGGTAACTCGCGAGGCTGTTTGGAATTGGTATACGTCGACCTTGTTCACGCGGCTTATGCCGGGCGGGGCTGTCGTACTTATTCAAACGCGCTGGCACGAGGATGATTTAGCTGGAAGGCTGCTTGAGGCGCAGGGGAGAAAAGAAGATGGCGGCGAATGGGAAGTCCTTGAGCTGCCAGCCATCAGGGACGGCAATGCTTTGTGGCCTGAGTGGTACAATCTCGAAGCCCTTGAACGGATACGCAACTCTATTGGCCCCCGTGATTGGTCTGCACTCTACCAGCAGCGTCCACAGCCAGATGAAGGCGGGTTCTTTCAGCGGGGTTGGTTTCAGACCTGGGATAAGCTTCCAAAGCTGAGGATCTACGGCACGTCTGACTATGCCGTGACCGATGGCGGCGGCGATTACACGGTGCACCGCGTTTGGGGTGTTGATGCAGAGGACAATGTTTACCGGCTCGATGGCTGGAGAGGCCAGACGACTGCCGATGAATGGGTAGAACGCAAGATTGATCTGATAGCCAAGCACAAGCCGTTGGCATGGTTTGGTGAGGGCGGTGTTATTCGCCGGGCTGTGGAGCCGATGCTGACGAGGCGCATGAGAGAGCGCAAGATTTACTGTCGCATGGAATGGATACCGAGCATCCACGACAAGCCGACAAGGGCGCGTGGTTTTCAGTCACGGGCCGCAATGGGCAAGGTGTTCTTTGAAAAGGGCGCGGACACAAGCGAATATCTCGTGTTCCCCGCAGGCAAGCATGACGACGAAGTGGATACAGGTAGTCTCTTGGGGCTGGTTCTGGATCAGGCTCACCCGGCGATTCTCGCAACCAAGCACGCAAGTACAAATCCGCCCGATCTTTGGGGCCGACAGAAAGGGAGTGCGGATAGTTGGAAAACCGTGTGACCAAGGGCCTAGAGAAATACCGCCAGATGTTCGCTGAGGCGCGCGACCTGACGCAAGAGGCGCGCAAGCAAGCGCAGATCGACGATGATTATTTCCACGGATACCAGCTAACCGCCGCAGAGCGGGCCGTACTCAGGAAGCGCAAGCAGCCAGATCAAGTATTCAACCGATACAGGGCCGCAATTCTCGGCACGTTAGGGGTATTGAAGCAAGGGCGGACGGACCCCCGCGCCTATGGCCGCAACCCGCAGGATGATGACAGCAGCGATGTTGTATCAAAAGCATTGCGCTTTGTCGCTGACGAGACGGAGTGGGACGATAAGCGTATCAAGTGTTCTTATGATTACCTGAACACTACTGCCGCCGCTGTTCTTGTTTCTGTTGGAGAAGATAACAGGATCGACGTTGACCCGATTAGCTGGGAGGAGTTTTTCTACGATCCGCGTTCTCGGCAAGAGGATTTTGCAGACGCGCGTTACATGGGGATTGCGCGTTGGGTTTACGCTGCCGATCTAAAGGGCGCGTATGATGTGCAGGATTCGGACATCGCAGCCGCCTATAATTTGGGCGCTGACGACACATTTGAGGATCGCCCGCGAGATTCGCAGCGGCATTGGGCAGACAGGCGGCATCAACGCCTGCTCTTGGTTGAAATGTACCATCAAGAGGGGGGCAAGTGGTTCCGCTGTGTATTCTATGCTGGCGGCATCCTAGAGCAGGGTGAAAGCCCGTATCTGGATAGCAAGGGAAGGCCGCAAAACGCCATCATAGCGCAGTCCTGTTTCGTTGACCGCGAGAACAACCGTTACGGCATCGGTCGCGACATGCGCGGCCCGCAAGACGAGATCAACAAACGCCGCTCGAAGTTGCTTAATCTGCTGAACAATCGACAGGTGCAGGCAACCGGGCCGGACGGTGCCATGGCCATGAACTCGGACGCAGATTTGGTTCGCGAAGAGGCGGCAAGGCCTGACGGCGTTCTTCCTCCTGGCTGGCAGCCCATATCTCTTAACGACATGACAATGGGGCAGTTCAATCTGCTGGGCCAGGCATATTCTGACATTGAGCGGTTCGGGCCTAACCCTGCAACATTGGGCAGGCAGGGTGAGAACTCATCCGGGCGCAATAATCTTATTCGCCAACAGGCGGGCATGACAGAGCTTGCAGTTGTGCTCGGCGGGATCGAACATTGGGAGCTGCGCGTTTATCGGGCGATGTGGCATCGCATCAAGCAGTACTGGAAAGCGCCGGACTTTATCCGGGTGACAGATGACGAACAGGCAAGTGAATTCATCGGCATTAACCAGCCACAGTTTGGCCCGCCTCAAGTTGTTCAAAACCCGGAAACCGGGATGGCGGAGATACAGCCGACGATACTCGGTTATGAAAACCAGCTAGCCGAGCTTGATATTGATATTATTCTGGACGTTGCGCCGGATACCGCCACCATGGCTATGGAGCAATTTCAGCAGATCATGGAAATGTCCTCTTCCACCGGACAGCGTATTCCGCTCGATCTTGCCATCGAGATGTCTTCAATCCCCGACAAGCGCAAAATTCTTGAGAAGCTTAAGGGCAGGATGGAGCAGCCCGGCCCGGCAGCCGAGCAGGCCGCGCAATTGGAGCAGGCCGAGAAGGTCGCCGACATCAAGGAAACACAATCAAAGGCGCAGCTTAATCAGGCAAGCGCGCAGGCCAAGCAGGTGCAGGCCGAGCTGGATGTATTCAATGCGGGTGTAAGCGCCGCTTCAACAGGATAGCCGCCGCCGGGCTTAAAGGGCGTTTCGACAACTAGTGGTCGTTCTCACTGGGCCCCGCCGCCGGGGGTTGCGGGCGTATCGTCGTGTCCACGAGACGGGCAAGGAGTGCAATGGATAAGATAGACTTTCTCGATGACGAGCAGGCAGAAGTAGTTGAGGCGGAAGCGCCAGAGACGCCAGAGGAACAGCCGGTTGAAACACCGGAAGAGCCGAAGGCATTGACTGAGCCGGAAGTGCCGACGGAGCCGTCCGTGCCGACGGAGCCGCCTGTTGGCCAAGTCGAAGAGGACGCCCCACAACCGGGCTTTGTGCCGATTGCAGTAATGCTTGACGCGCGAGACAAGGCGAAGGCCGCAGAGGCCGAACTTGCCCAATTGCGAGGCGCGCAGCAGCCGGAAGAACCGAAGGCTCTCCCCGATATGTTCGAGGACCCCGAAGGTTACACGGCGGCAATCATCGCGCAGCAGGATGAAAAGCTGTTTAACAACACGCTGGCCATCTCGCATCGCTTCGCAACGCAGCAGCACGGCAAGGAATTGACCGACGAGGCTGTGCAGTGGGGTTGGCAGCGTTGCCAGTCCGATCCCGCCTTCAATACGAAGGTAAGGACATCGCCGGACCCGATTGGGCTGGCGGTTGAGGAATACCAGCGCGACCAGATCGCATCCGAAGTAACTCCCGACGAATTGCAAGCATTTAAAGCGTGGAAAGCAGCGCAGGCAGCAATCCCCGCGTCACCAACAACTGAGCCAGCAGCGCCGCCGCCTAAAAGCATCGGCTCGCTCCCGTCAGCAGGCGGGGTCGGACATGTGCCCACGGGGCCGGGAACGGCGTTTGATGGCCTTTTCTAGGAAAACGAAATGACGGAAGTCACTCTCGCATCAGAGAACGAAAAGCAGATTTGGATCAGCAAATACCTCAAGGAATATGTCCGTGAATCGGGCTTCAAGGGGTATATGGGCAAGTCCACGTCCAGCATCATCATGGCAAAATACGAGCTTCAAGAAGAGGCTGGCAAAACCATCAATATGCCGCTTGTCACGCGGCTTGAAGGTGACGGCGTATCAGGGTCGACGATTCTTGACGGCAATGAAGAAGATATTGGCAATTACAACTGCCCGATCTCCGTCGATTGGCGTCGTAACGCTGTGCGCGTACCGAAGTCCACCAGCTACAAGACCGAGATCAATCTTCTCGATGCTGGCCGAGATCTTCTGCGTCAGTGGGAAGCTGAAAAGCTGCGCGACGATATTATCAAGGCGATGATGTCTGTCGTAACCACGGGGAGCACGACCGTTAACCTCGCTGATAGTTCGGCGGCTAACCGCAACGCTTATGCGGCGGCCAACTCTGATCGCTTGCTGTTTGGCGCGTTGGTTTCGAATTACAACGCCACCTTCGCAACCGCCACGGCAACGCTGGATACAACCGCCGACAAGTGCACGGTGGCCTCTATGTCGCTGGCCAAACGCCTTGCCAAACTGGCCGATCCGCACGTTCGCCCCTTCAAGTCGAAGGTCGGGCAGGAATATTTCGTGGCCTTCCACGGCTCGCGTACTTTCCGCGATCTTAAGGCGGATTCGACGATGGCGCAGGCCAACCGTGAAGCGCGGCCTCGCGATGTCGCTAACAATCCTCTCTTCCAGGATGGCGATCTGATCTATGACGGCATTATGCACCGCGAGGTCCCCGAGATCGACAATATCGCGTCGACCGGGGCCTACAGCCTCGACAATGCGGGCGATTCGGGCACGACTGACGTTCGCCCGGTGTTCCTGTGCGGTCAGCAGGCTGTGGGCATTGCCTGGGGTCAGGAGCCGACGCCGCGCACCGACATGGACAAGGACTACAAGTTCCGTCCCGGCGTGGCCATCGAAGAGCTGCTTGGCGTCAAAAAGATGGCGTTCAACGGCGTGCAGCATGGGATGCTTACAGCATTCTTCGCGGCTGCTGCTGACAGCTAAGTCTAACGGGCCGGGGTAACTCCCGCCCCTTTTTTGAGGAATTCGATATGACTGCATCAACTACCACGGGCGTTCGCGCCGAGGCGGGCTATCCCACGCCGGGGCCTACCGGTTTCGCATGGATTAAGCGCTGCGCAACTGGATCGTGACTGGGAAAC